AAGTAAAGGAAATCATAAGTTGGTTTTCTTGCTTGAGGTTCTATCTGGGTGTGTCTTCTAGTGGCTGCTGGTGAGTTCCGACAAGAGCACACCAGCAACCACTATGGAGGCATACTCTGTAGAATTTCTTGCAAGGAGTGGGGGCATTTTGCCCCCACAAATAGTTTTACCCTCCGCTCAGGAAAAGAGCGATTCTCTTGAAGGTCAATCAGGAGAAGAGAAACAGTTCGCACAAAGTAAGTTTGCGAAACAAAGAAGATGGAAGGATAAAAAAGGAGATAAAGACGGAAAAAAGAATAAAATGGCACAAGTTAAGGCCATGAAGAAGGTTAGGAAGGATCTTGGGAATAAACCCCTGGGTCCTCAAGCAGGTTTGAGTGATATTGAAGACAATCTTCCACCAGATTGTTTGTCAGAGCACACTCTAGAGGAAGAAATGTGCTCATCTTATCATGATGATATTAAAGTGGAAACAGTTGAAGAAGGCGATATTGACTTCAACTCACATAGTGATCACGAAAGTGAGAACAACGCGGAAGCTGGACCGCAAGAAAAACAGCTACCCCACACATCTTACCCATTTCAAAAGAATTTGCATTATCATATGTGCAGAAACAGTAAGTATCAAAAAGTGGTAGAGAACTCTTCTTGGGAGATTGGAAAGAGTTTAGAAGATTACAGTAAAGGAAGTATCACGAGGAAGAGAGATGAGTGCACTGTAGCTCTTAACCCAATGCAAGCAGTGCGAGCGGCTTTGAAAAACATGGGCATGGAGCAACGTGAAGTTCTTAATATTTTTGAGAATATGCTTATCTTATATATGAAATTGAGTAGGGACAAAACGTGGGGGGATATTACCCTCACATTGGCACTGTATGCCAAAACTTTTACTCGTGAAAGCTTTTTAGCAATTGCGACTGAGAGCTTATTAGGCATTTTACGTGACGATGGTGCCGCCTTGCAACCCCAAAGTGGCGAACCGGCTCCATCTTGGTTACGTGTA